CCCCAACGCCACATACCTAAGCGACCCATGTTCACTCCGGCCTTTTTAGACCCTTTGTAGCGTACTGTAGGCAATGAAATCACCTCAAGCCACAATTAGCCAAACAAGTGCGTTCATGGTGTCGCCGGTTGTTCCATCGGATGAAATTTTACAAGTAGCAGTCATTACAAGACCGCTAACTGAAGTTGCCAATCGTGGAGCCGCCGCCGCCGCAACGATTTCGTTGCCGCTACTCATGTGAGTCAAGATAACGTTGCAATCGCCACTCAAAGTAAGCGTTTCTGCGTCTGCAAGATTTCCTAATTCAAGACAAACCAATCGTGGTTGATGTCGGTTTGAGCCGTCAGTCTGTCGTGGTTGAAACGTAGTCAAAGCACCCGGATAGGATGTTAGCCATGTAGTGTCATCTTGGTCTACACCTGCTTGTAGGGGTAGGTCAAGATTAACCGCGATGGTCGCGCTTCCGCTTGTCGTGTATGTTATTCCTCTATGTGTTGCTGTTACTGCCATTTTTAATCACCTCATTGTAGGTCGCGAATTGAACCGCTTGCACCAAAGAAAGAACACCATAGTTCACCCATTGTTCGGTAAAGCCCCTCTTGGCCGAGCCTGTTAATCGCGAATGGGTCACCGGTTTCAATTCCGGATTCAAAGTATTGTGTAGGGATAGCGGTTTGGAACCACAGGTAATCGGTATCAAGATAGTAGATACGCGATAGTGTACCCGCGCCTTCGGTTGGCATATCCTTTGTTGGAATGATTGGAACACCGTTGTATGTAGCAACGATGAAACCTGCCTCAATACCCGGTACACCCTTCACACCGGAGTATGTTGGGGTGACGCGCTTACTGTCCATGAAGCGCTGTTGGGATTGGAGAAGTTGTTGAACGCGCATAAGCGTGTCGTATCCTGTAAGCATAACCTTCGGGTTACCACCGCGAGTCCAAATCTGTTGGAACAATCCATCAAGTTGATTGAGGGATAGGTTTCGCTGAGAGGTTGCATCTGCCGCTACATCGACTTCCGCGCTGTGGAAGTCTGCACTACCGTCGCGCGTAATCGAATAGATGTCGTGCTTGGTTAGCGATGTGGTAATGTGGTTTGTACCTGTGGTCATCTTGTCCGGGTCAGATGTGAGTCGGTCAAGAGATTCAAATTCGTTACCCGCAGGGGTATCAACGTCGCGAAGCATCATGATATTGACGTGTTCAGCGTGGTGCTTACCCATCTCTTCCTTGAGAACTTGTCGCACATCGCCCATACCATCGTCCTTGTCAGAAAGGAACATGCTTACTTCGGTTAGGTCGAAGGTGTGCGCGATGGTCTTTGGCTTTGCGGCCACATGGAGGAATTCGGGCTTGGTGGTGTCCGGTAGCGTACCGTTTTCAGCAACACCGCCACCCTTATCGAAGGAAGCGCGTTCTGTGAGGATACGCCATCCACTTCGCTCCCACGGTTTCTTAGGTAGAATAGAGAACGCGTTGAATTCTTGGTTCAACTGCGACCATACCTTTCGTCCGTACACCGCTTGGTAAGTACCCGCAGTAGTGGACATAAGAGGGCTGTCAGCCTTCAAAATGTCGCCACTTGAGTAGGTGTATCCTGTTTGTGCCGCGCCACCGTAGTAGTAGCGCTCCATGTCTTGTACTGTTCTAACGTAATTTCGTGCCATTTATTTCACTCTCCCCTCAAAGCCTTGTTAGCGAGTCGGTGAACATCATCCCATGACATGTTCGCCATCTCGACGGTTTCGGGAACGGTAACGGATGGTGAAGCGCTCTTAGCAATAACTTCTCCACCACCGGAGGAAATGTTACTGATTCTGTCGTTGAGCGCAACAACAGCCTTCTGTAGTTCAGCAAGAGGTCGTCGCGCATCGAATGCCTTTCGTGCCTTTTCGATGCTTGCGGCCTTTTGCTCTTTGGAAAGTCGCTCGGAGAAGTAATCACCGAGGCTACTCTTGAATTGTTCTTCAACAGTAGCGGCCTTGTAGACCTCGTATGCCGCCTCAATGTCTGATTGAGAAACGTTGTTCGGTGCAAGGAAGTCCGACTTAATGACGTTCTTGTTACCGCTTGGCGCGGCTCCGAAGTCCATCTTTGGTCGCTTACCGGAGTCGTCTTCTCCCGCGCCTTCAAGTGAGCCTTGTCCACGGTGGTCGAATCCGGATTGTCCCGGTCCATATCCTTTGTTCACACTATCAAAGTGAGCGCGAGCATCAGCAATGTCATGTCCTTGACTCTTTGCTGTTTGCTCAAGCCAATTGAGATAGTCCATAGTTATCATATCGTCTGCTTTCGCTGTCATATCGTTGTCCTCTTCTTCGTCATCCTCGTCATCGTCGGCGTACATAGCGTCTTCGTTGTCCTCGCCGTCCTTTCTTCGCTTCATATCGCGTCCGGCTTCGGCCATTGTTTCATCAGTATCGCCATCGTCGTCGATGTCGGGGAAATCAAGTTTCGGTTCGGGTTTTTTGTCATCATCCATACCCATCATACCGGCGTCTTTTTCTTCTTTGTCTTTCTTGTCGTCTTTCTTGTCTTCGTCATCCAACTTTTTAGAAAGGCGCTCAAGCACATTTTGTAGTTCTGTCATCGTATTTGTCACGTTATCACCTGTGTCCTCCTTGAGAATTCTAAATTGCGCTTCGGGGTTGATACCCTTCTCACAAATTGTTACCTCATGGAGTTCCATGCGACGGATTTCACGGTAGTCACCGCGCACAGCGTCGCTCTTATTGACACGCTCAAAGGCTTGACCGCCAATTGAGAATGACCGTAGGTTGCCCTTACGGATTTCTGATGCTACTTCACGCGCCTTCTCAATGTCACCGCGCAACTTGATAACAACAAACATACCGGTGTCGTCTACTTCAGACTTCCAAACGCGTCCATTGCTATCTGTGTAATTAGGAATAACTGTTCCGACTTGAATGTTGGAGTGCGCGAGTTGTACGTTGCGGAATCCATCAGCCTTCATGAAGCCTTCAAACGCGTCCTTCAAAGCACCTCTTGTAATCAAGTCACCTTGCTTGTCTACCATCTCTACAGATGCGTACCCTGCGACAATCAAATCATCGCCCATACCCTTGAGAACAAGGGGGTTGTGGGTTGATGGAGCAAGGATTGCCATGACGCGCTTCATGCGTTACAAGTATATCAATTGCGCGCTTGGGTAATCGTTAGGTTTCCTTCGTTGTCCGTGACGCCTTCCTCTCCCGCAGTAGTGCGAATACGCGTCTTTTTCTTTTTCGTTTTTGCCGGTGATTCTTCGTAATCGCGAGATGCGGGGTCATAGTCCGGCATTGTGTCGTCGTTGATGTTCTCGGTTGGACCGCGCGGAGATTCTACATCAGCACCCGCGTAATCAATACCGAGTCCTTCGACACCTGTATGTGTAATCTTCTCTTTCGTAAGATGTTCCAATCCGCGCTCAATTAAACCAAGACCGCGCTTGATGACTTCCTCTTCTTCGGGAAGTATCTTCTTGCGCTTTTTGGTGTGACCGGCAGGTGCTTCGGGTTCAACCTCATCGTCATCGTCATCGTCCTCTTCGACCATCTTTTCTTTCAACAATGCTGATGCAAACAACTCCCAATGTGGGCGCATGTCTTCGGCCAACTTGATGAGATATTCTTCACCGTATCCCCAAATTGTAGATGTGGGTTCGATGAACCAACCACCATCAACGCGTTCGGTTTTGTAAATGACTTCATCACCAAGCGCAGGGAATATGATGTGGATGTTGCCTTTGTTCAATCGTACCTTGTGCGGTACTTTTGCTTCGCCAACAAGCATGTCGAGTGATTCAACGCTGTCCGCCGCTTGAGGGTGTGCGTTGTTATCAATACGCGCTGAACGTATTTTGTACGTTGGGTTTTCATCTCCGCTTCTACTTGCACCTGTGCATAGAACAGACACATACTCACCCTTGTCGAAACCACGCGGACCTTTCGCATGTCCAACGTCCATGTAATGTTCACCATCATGTTCAACGGCGCGCGAACCATAATGTTCGGGATGCATGATTGGGCCGACACCGATGCGATAATTCGTACCCTTACGGTCAAGGATGATGACATCGACCTTCTTCTCTTTGCTAAGAACAATCCACTTCGGATGTCGCAATTCGCCACGCATGTATGTTCCTTCCGCATCACGCAGTAGAATGTCGGTTGGTGCTTCGTCGCGCAAAAGAGAAACCGCTTCTTCTAATCCTTCATCATCAGCACGTTTTGTGTTGTAAGGTTCGGGGAGTTTGATGTGTTCGGATGATTCAAACTTAGCGCGTAAATGCCGAACCCTATCCTTCGCCGGCATGTTGTGCGTCTTCTCATCCGCCGCGACGAGGATGTCGATGATGTACAGCATATCTTCACCAAAGACGGCGTGAACGACGAAATCTTTCTCATGCACCTTCCCCATCTCATCGAGGATGTCCTTCGTCAATTCTACATTCTTCATGTCAGAATTGTACGCTTTGGTTTTCTTACCCTCCTTTTGTACAATGACAGGTTCACCATCGGGAATGTGTGATACAACCCAATCACCACTAAAACCGCGCAAGTGTTTCAAATCACTAAAATCATAGATTCGATGCATCGCTTTGATTGGCACAGGGCGACCATCTTCTTTGAAAACCAACGTATCATCGGTCAAATAATCGAAGGCTCTTAACAACTCTTCCCCGCTATTCACACCTGCGAACACGGAGAGGTTGGTATTTACATTTGCGCCTTGACTAACTGCCACAGGTGCGGTATTCGGATTCATGTCGGCTTGTGGATTGTACGGTCTTAGATTTGCGTTGAAGTCGCGCAAACCATACGGGTCCATCGCCATTGTGTGTTCAGACCTACCGTGATGCACGTCCAAATCTTCATTGTCGAAAATCAAATTGTTGTGTTTCAGATTGTGTGTGCGGTATGTGTAAGATGGGCGCATAACTCTTCCGAACTTTTTGTTGATGGAACGGCATGTGTGAACAGCAGGGAATTGCTGTGTTTGTGGGTCTAATCCACCAACAGGAACTTCATTCTTATCGTTCAATTGACTTACCACACGACGTTTAGCCTGTGTGTCGCCGGCTAATGTATCCAAAAACTTGTCAAACTTCTGTGGGAATTCTCTATACCATGAAGTTCCTTTACGCGCTTTCTTACCTCCAAGAAATTGTATATCGGGCAAGCGCCCCGATATACCATGAGAAGTCCCTCTTGTATTTATTTCAAGATGTTGAAGGACTTGAGCAATTGCGCGTAATTCTTCCTCCATGTTGATTGGCTTCCCTGCGCTGTTGAGAACTGCTTCACCGCCACTCATCAACGGTTGTCCATTCAATTCGTTTTCATGGTGATGACCGCCACTCAACTTTCTGTAGTTGTACGGTGTGAAAACCTCTTTACCGTTCTTGACCCCTCGACTCCCTTGACCGAACTCCATGAGTGATTCAGCAGTCATCTCTTGTGTTAGGTTAGAACCTGCATCATCGTGCGGAACATAACGGGCATGCAAAGCGTGTAGTACACTTTCGTTGCTTGCGTTTGATGGTAAATCTGCGCGCACCTTTTCAAAAATTTGCTTGACAAGATTCTGTCTATCGACAATACCGCGCACCTTTTCGATATTAGGAATCTTATGTAATTCACCATTGACGAATTTTTCCATTAGCGCTAAGACAGACACGTTACCATCTTTTCCAAATTCATCGTGTTGCCTATCCCTTCTCGCACCTTGCCATGTCTTACGAGTGTATTTACGTTGCAAATCGCGCTTAATGTCTTCTATTTCAGATTCGATTGCTTTGTCGCTCATCCCTTGAGCGCGCAAAGAATCCTTCAATATATCCATAACTCTCATGCTACTGCCACCATCTTTGGACGACGTAACCGTCCCACTCATGAGGAATTTAACTCGGTCTTCGGGAGGTAGAGAACGTGCAAATGTTTCACACAAATGTGCGTACATCTTTGTGTCCGGCCACGCTTGATTGTTGGCCGCATCATCGTGATGTTGGAACACATTAGGATTCGCCCACATTACCAAAGGACGCATTAAGCGACTCATTGACAAAGCATGTTGATGCATGTCGCGCGCATCTCGCAAATAGTCGTCACGCAACTCGTCTGACGTGATTGGAGGCTCATCTCCTAATTCATCAGCAATGTGATTTGCTTGATTTTGCGATTGCGCGACAAGTAAATCTCCGCGTTCTTTGTCACCATTCTCATAGGCTACTTGCGACATTTGACGAAGTTCTCGCATCCTGTCTTGATACTCACTCATTGGTGTGCGACGGATGACATACTCGCGTAGATTACCCTCACCATCTTTGTACTGACCGACAAAACCACCTTCTTGAATCATACGTTGCTGTTCTCTACCCCTTTGCGACAATCCCAATTGATGAAACGGCGTACCTGCTTCATTGTGATGAAACGACGTGTTCTCCGTTCCTTCTTGCGCGGTTAATTGATTTTTCAATTGCTCTCTATTTTCGATATTGTCTTTCAATGGAGTTGGTAATTCTAAAATTGCTCCTTGCTTTTTTGAATTTTCAATTGCTTTTTCATATTCTTCTTTGTCATAAATTGCAATTGAATCGGGGATTTCAGCACCAAGTAATTCATTGCTGTATATGCGCGGGTGATTTCTACCGAATGGGTCAAGATGATTCTCTCGGTACACATCGCTCATGTCTTCCGCAATTTGCTTTCGATTGTGTGAGTCGTGATGCGCTTCATCATAGTCGGTGATTGAGTGATGTTTCTGATACAACAAGGTCGCGAGAATAAGCGCCCTGTTATGCGCTTCGTTGTTGTCGATGGACGACGAATAACTCTCTTCGTTATCTCTTTCTCTACCACGCCTATCACGTCTTAACGATTGGCCTTCTGTTCGCCTATCCATTCTTTGACCGCCATGCTTACCAAAGTTGATGGCGAGGTCACGCGTAGCCAATATGGTGTTCATAGGACTGCCATGTGGTGACTGTCGCATATTTTCTCCGTTGAGAAAATCGGCGGTGAAATGGTTGGGGTTTCTGTCAGAATGAGGTGTGTGCGCAAGCAACGGAGTGACAAGCGCGGATTGACCTAACGTAAGAGGATTGACGAATGAATCGTATTCTAAGTATTCATCGGCGTCCATGTCACCTAAGACGTCCTGTACAAATCCTGTTTGGTCGAAATCGCCTTGATTGACTTCGACTTTGATTGTTTTACCGTCTTCGTAATCAGCGACCATTTCTTCCTCTTCTTCCTCTCCGTACCCTGCTTCTCGCAATGCGCGGCGTAAATCTTTCTTTTGACCTGCTTGTGTAATCGGGTCGGCACTTTCATCGAGTTTGAACGAGTGTTCGTACATCGTCGGCATCCACTTCTTACTACTCGCCTTTGGTTTGTACGTTGTTCGTAAACCTTCGTCGGCTCTACCACCGGCGCGGAAAGGCGAAGGCAACACACGCTCTTCCATTTCATCACCTTCTTCATCAGCACCTTTGCGCGATGTGAAAACCATAGGGAACTGCTCATCAAGCAAATCTTGTAGATGTGTCCAATCGTTACCCATAGCACCTTCTGTTGCACCGAGAGCATGCGCGTAGTAGTAGAGTAGCGTCTTCTCAAATTCGGGCAACGCCTTGTATGGGTCGAAATTGTTGTCTTTCAATTTGTAAATGTGCTTGACGTTGTTGAGAAAATCGTTGTGGTCGTATGTACTACCTCTCGGACCTAAACCAATCGCAATGGCTTTCATGGCCTCCTTTGTGTCCTCTTCACCCAATACCTTCTCTAATTCCTCAAAAACGGTAGGCAATTCATCCAATTTACCGCCCAACTTACTAAGGATACTCACACCATCCTCGCTCTCCGTTGCGCCCCAAACGTCGTTTAATTGTGCTAAATCGACGTTCAAATAATCCTTCATAACGTCTTTGAAAATTCTCCCTTGATACTTTGAATGACCCATCAATTGTTGGTAAGTATCTTGAAACACGCGTCGTTGTGCTTGTTTGTTAATGCCTCTATCACCACCGACCAATGTGTTATGCCCCGATGTTGATACTTCGCCGGAGTAGATACCGTGTAGAGCGTTAGCGAATCCTTGTGTGTGACGTGTGAGCCAACCGCGCGCATTGTTACCGAGTATCTTGTTGATAACAGAATCATCGTAATGGTGTTCGTGTGTACCCTCTCCCGAATTCCCCGCACCGTCAAAGAACCACTCCAACACTTTGAGAGCATCTTCATATTCAAGCAACGGTAATCCGAGATAAAACGGTAAAAAACCACATACTCTTTGCGCGTTTTGAGGATTGGTTGTTTTCGATTTGAGTGTTTTAGTGGCCTGTTTGTATTGCTCACCTGTCTTTAATCCGTCCTCATTCGTCTTCGTTTTCCATATCTCATCGCGAGGAATACCGCGCAATTCCCACATCTTGAATTGGATAGCCTGTCGCATATACTTGTCTTCTTGTAAACGACGTTCAACCTCATCTTCATCCATACCGCGCGCTTCTGCTATTCGTTTAATTCTGTCAGCGCTAACACGAATCGGCGAAGAGTATTTCGACAGGTATTCTTTTTTGAATCGCCTCTTCAAGTCCTTCACTTGCTTTGTCCAAGACGCGTCACCCTGCGCTCCCGTCCATTTACCCATGTTCTGTTTCTTACCCATGATTATTGGGTCAAGTTGCAAATCACCCATCGCTTTATCCATCGCCTTGTAATTCGTTACACCATCAGTTCTGTCGATGAGTGACGTGACGAACATTGTTATCATAGGTGAAGAAGCCGATGATGTTGGCGACCCCCTGCTTGTGTGAAACATGTTCATGTCGTGGATGGGATGCGGTTCAGCATCCACCGGTGTACCCGCGCGCGGTACTGTTTGAAACTGTGCCGCGTAAGCGCGCTCAAGCAACTTTCTTCGCAGGGCAGGGTCGTCTTTACTCGCGCGCCATTGGTCACCATTGAAAATTTCTATACCTCGTTGCGGGTGCTTTTTACCAAGCGCGTATTGACTTGCACGACCTGTAAGCATCTGTGTTTGCTCACCCAATCGACCCGGTTCAAATTCAACAATTCGCGCTTTTTCTAAATGCGAATGAACGTTGTAGATGAAATGGGGTACGGTGATGCTATGATGGTGTAGATTGTTGGCGCTAAACGCGACATCCGCCGCCTCGTTGAGTGCGTCTTCGCCTTGAAGATACGATTTGATGAACTCGGTTACGGTTCGCGTGTGATATGATGTAGGACTATCCCTCGACACACCACTCACCACCTCAACTGAAATAATCGGTTATGGTAAACGCGCTCGGAGGACTCTTTTCGGGGTCACCACCGGCTTTGTTTTCGTGTGCGGGTAGAGCGTTGTCGTGTGGGTTTGCTTCAATCAAGGTGACGTTCTCACTCTTTGGCGCGTCTTTCTTCACGTCTTCGACTTCGATGTTTTGTTGGTTTGTCCAATAGTAACCCGGTTGAACGGTTTCTACACCGCGCACACTTTGAAACGCGTCAGCGTTCTGTGAGCCGAATTTGCCCTCAACGGTTTTGGCTTCCTTGAGTAGTGCTTCTAAATCGGGCGCGTTTTCACCTGCTTCGACTTTCATTGGCTTCATTGGTCAATCCTCCTTCCTTCTGCTTGTGCGGCTTGATTCGCCATCGCGTGAATTTCATCCCATGACATTTCATGCCACTCTTCGTTTGAGTTCGGCATAGCGATACCCATGCTTTCGTTTACACCATCACCGGCTTTTGCGATAACTTCATCGCGCTCACCGCGTAGTGGGTCGCCCCATGCATCTTCAGTAGCAGGTGTTACTGCCTTAACAAAGCCCGATTTACGGAGAAGCGCTTGAGGGTTCGACACTTGTTTGCGCAACATACGCACTTCGGCATCCATGCTTTCCATCTTGCTGATGAGTGCTTTCATCAACAATGTAGCATCAGATTCCTCATTCGTCAAGAATCACACCTGTCCTTGCTTTGTAAAAACGCCACCGATTCTGTCCGGTCCAATGTATCCCATTGGTCGTTCTCCCTTAGCAATGACGTTTTCGACGCTGTTGAATTGCGCGACAGGGAAACCACCTGCGAATCTGTCGTTGATTCCTTGAATCTTGTTGTCGTTTTGCGACTTGTAAATCGCGGTGACATCATCAGCGAGATAATCGCTTGTCGATTGAATACTGCGTAGGAATTGTTCGGCTGATACAAGGTCGTTGTTCGCAAGTGCAACTTTGAATTCAGCCATTGCTGTTTCTAATTTGCGCACCATTGGGTCCATCTTATTGAGAAGGTCGCTCATAGGTAAGCCCATGTCTGCTCGACTCTTGAAGGTATCGGCACTCAAAACCCGCTTTCTTTCTGTGATGTTGGGTCTTTTGCATCCTCAACCGCGTCAAGCATTTGCTCCGTTATGGTTTTTTCAGAACCGCGCTGATTCTTCTTTGTCTTCGGCGCACCACTAAGATGTGTTTCAGAACTAAGCGGTGCAGGTCCGTTGTCGCGCTGTCCTGTTCCTTCGCCCAAACCGATTGCTTTTTCCATCATCATAATCGGTGTACCTTGACCCTGTGGTGGCGCTCCGCCTTGAGGTGGAAGCCCCCCACCACCTTGAGGCATCATTGCACCGCCCATAGGAGGTAAGCCCTGCGGTGGCATAGGCATACCACCGCCGCCCGGTGGCATAGGTGGTGGCGCGCCGCCTCCACCTGCACCCGGAGGTGGTTGTTGCTGTGGTTGAGGGTCGGGTTTCTTGTAAGTGAATCGGATGTCGCGCCCCGCATCTTCCGTCAATTCGGCTTCAAAACCGAGTGATTGCATACGCTGTGCGATATTGACTTCCTGTTCATCTCGACGTAGGCGCGTAACGTCATCTTCTTCTTCATTCGGATAAAGTGTCAATTCCCACTCATCGACGCCCATTTCTTTCAACAAGCGAGGGAAGAGGTTCTTCGCGTAAATTTTCTGCCCGTATTCGACAGCGCGGTTGGTGACAAGGATTTGCATACCCTCATTGTTCAGTCCGCCTGTTTTACCTGCGTCCATCATGAAGATGCTCGATACACCGTAGAACGCGGCAATTCTCATTCGCACTTCGTCGCGTACTTGAGCGTACTGCATTTCATCAAGGCTGTCCATGAATCGAACGAACTCGACTTTACCTCGACCCGATGCTGATTCAATACCGACCTTCGGAATGTAGTGAGGGTCGCGCTCCATCTTCTCTTCCGCGCCCTTCCAAAAGGATGCTGTAGATTGAATGTTGTCCGTAGTGATAGCGAGGACTCCGCGAGGGATACGACGCTTTTGATACGCGAGGTAAATGTAATTGTCCATCGCTGTCAATGTTTGCGCTTGACGCCACATGGTCGCTACAGGACTTCGACCATACAATTTTGAAGGGTTGAATTTACTTGTGTGTAACACTTCACCTTCAATGTAGTATTGCGTTTTACCACTACCTGCTGTGTTGATGTAGTGAACGTCTTGAAGAGGTAGAGAGCATACTTCGCACTTGTGATAATCACCGTTGTGCGGGTATGTTCTGTCGCGGTGTACAGGGCATAGCAAATACCGACCACCTCTCGCTCCGCGCTTATCAGCAACGATTCTCATGAAGGTTGGGTCGCCGCGCATAACCTCTTTGATTCTGAAAAACGAGATGTCACCGCTTTCGGGGTCGATGAAATACTCTTTGATAAGAATGAGAAACGCGTCATCAACGATGTCCAAATCCCATTCAATTTCGCGCATAACGTCCATGAACGATTGGTCCATGCTGTTGCGCTGTTCCAACAACCAACGCGGATACATCACTTGGTCTGCATTCGGACTATCGAATTCTTCATTACCGCATATCCGACATTGTTGAACAGTATCATGATTATATTCTTCATGACAGTTCGTACATTTCTTGTGAAATTTCTTTTGCCAATAATGACCGCGCCTAAATATCTCTTGACATAATGTGTTGATGGTTGTTCGTAAAACAACCGACTCTTGTACTGTCGCGTACAGGGCAGGTATCGAAACACCTTGAACAAGGACAGGCTCTTGAATACCCGCCTTCCACAAAGGCATGATTGGTTCGGGTGTTGAGCGCCTACGGAATGGTCTTGAGAGCGACGACAAAAATCGTCCGACTAAGCCCTTTTCTTCTACCATTAAATCACCCTCTCCATCCGTTCAACATCATCGACAAGTTGTATCAATTCACTATCCCGTTGCCCCCATGTAAGAACTTCTGATTCATCAACCTTCCATTGTCGAAGCAACTTTTCTCGCTCATTGGGAACATCTTTCCAATTCTCCCACTTCACAATGCGGTATAATTCTTCCCGTCTTGATTTAACGATGTCACTACCGCGCCCTCGCAAATCCAACAATTCCAAAACTGCGCGCCCTTGTGCCTTCTTCATTTGCAAATGCGGTAGAACGCCTTTGAGTAATGTGCGTAAATCATCTTCGCTGTAAAATTGCAAGCGATGTTGAGAACGAGTGCTTGATTTATGCACCTTTAAATCGGTCTGTAGAACACCGCATCCAAGCGCCTTGTGTAAATTCTCGCAATGCATTTTTCCGCGAGAACCCGTCGCAATGAAACCTGCTCTCGGCTCTCCGCGCTTCGTGATTGTAACGTAACCGTCAGCGTCAAGAAAACCTGCCGCATAAGCCCATATGCTTTTGACGATGACGACATTATTTTCAACCAAACCATAATTCGACCCAATCTTTTCAATGTTAAAATCAATACCATGCGTCTTCAAAAGCGCGGACATTTTACGGACTGTCAAATTCTTTGGTGCGCCTATTGAATTGAATATCTCATTGGATGACAAAGGACCGCGCGTTTCCAAAACATTCACAGTTTTACCCAACCAAATTGATTCCTGTTTTTTGATGTTATCAACAGGATGCAGGGTTTCCTTCCATTGCTTCTTAGCGTCCTTTCTCATCTGTCGAGAATCGACCCACAACTGCAATTGGTCTTCGTTAAAATCACCCTCAACCTGTGACAACTTTGTGATAACATCGTTCGCTTTCTCCCACATGATACACGCTTGTTTCAAAGCAATACCGCGCGTATTACCATGTTTCCTCAACGACATCAAATCCCTGTCGGACACGCCGAGTGAACGAATTGACGAAAGGTGGTCATCGCTCCACGACAAGTTGTTGATGGTTTCTTCAACTTCCTCTCGCTTTGCAATGCGTATCGCATCAATGGCAAGGTCGATGTCTTCGCGCAAATCTTTGCGTATTCTTCGCGCGCTTCTTAACTCCTTAACCATTGTTTCAGCATCCCTGCCAAACATTGATTGAAACCAACCGTTTTGAGGCATAGCGCGTTTCAACTGTTCCTTCACAGTCTGTTTGATTTTCTTTTCCTCTTCCGCTTCTTCCTGTGCGTCTTCTTTGGGTGGTGGCGCGCTTCCGCTTAATTTACCACCGCCTTGTGATTGAGTGGACGGTCCATCACCGATGTTCGGTGATGAAATTGTGGCGGCTTTGAGAAGTTCCTCAATCGCCATATCCTTCAATATCGAACCTGTCCAACTCAATCAATCAACCCCGCCATCATGTCATCAATGTCAATTATGCGCTCACGGAATTCTGTCGTCGCCCAATGCGCTAAAGCGAGTGCAATCGCAAAGTCATCGTGTCGTCCAATACTGTCCAACTTACCTTTCTTCGACATACCGAACATAAGGAGTTCCCGTTCCAACTCGCTAATGATGTTTCTTGAATGCTCATCACCCCACGGTAGTCGCATTTGTTCATTCTCAAAACGCAGTACCAAGCCCATGAGAAGCGACTCACGGCGTTGGCGCGTAGAGATGAACGTCTTGATTGGTAAATCGGTATCCGCCCTTAGTTCTGTAGCAAACACGCGCTGAAAGTTATTGGCTTCAAGTTCGATAACATCGGGTGCAAAGCGCGCATTGATTTTTTGAATTTCCATAATCTGTGTTCTGAAATCCATATTCTTGCGACGCACAACATGCACCAATTCCAATAATTCCGGATTAGTTGAAGGACGACGAAGCACAACCATAACGGTGTAGTCAGCAGTTCTGTCCGATGAGATAGCAGGGTCCCAACCGACGAAGTATTGGTCATCGGGGTCACCTGTCGCACGTTTCATGAGTGTCAAATCGCTATCCTTCGCGGCTTGTAGAACAACAGACGGGAACAAACTGCTCATGTCGTCCATAGGTTCACACAAGTATTCACGCGCAAACGCAATCGCCGGCATATCGTTGCGACGCGCATCAAGGGATTCTAAGTCCCACCGTTCCGGCCACAACGCTACGCCCTTTGCATCAATCGCAGGGTACGTTTCGACAAGATACCCTTCGCGCTGTTCCAACTCCGTGTAAAGGTCAGTTGGTGTAAACGGCGTACCAACAATCATGAGTTTGGATGTGTGGTGAAGCGTCGGTACAAGAACCTCGTAAAACCAACTCGCAACTCTTTGCAACTCGGTGTCTGTTGTACCCCACAGAATGTCGTCACACAGAATGAGGTCGGGGTGAATACCACGAATAGCACCACCAACCGATTTCGCGCTAATGTTAGAACCATTAGTGAACCCAAAGAATGTTTTCGACCATGCGTCGCTCTTTTTCATTCGCGCAAGAAAGGGAATGCCGTCAATCAAATCGTTCAATGTGCGCATATGGTGAATGGACTGATGTAGACTGTGTGAAATCAATACCGCCTTACACTTTGGATTGAACGCTACCTTCCATAACAGATAACCGAGAAACAGCGTGGACTTACCGTGGTCACGCGCCGCTTTGACACAGTATCGACGTTGCGCTTCAAGATTGTTGAACCATTTCTCATGATGCCACGACAACTGAAAACCGAGAATCTCTTCAAAGAAGAATTTGAAGTCGCGCTTGGCTACTTCGTAATCAATCTCTTCGATGGTTTCAAGGTTTAGCCCCTGCATAAACACCACCTCATACGCGGTGCTTCAAGAACGTCCATGCCATATTCAAAGATTCAAGGGTGTCTGAACTTGTAATGAGGTTTTCTTCATCGTCATCGTCATCGTCATCAAAGTCATCAATTTCATCGTCGTCTATGTCAGCCATACCCTCGTCGTCATCGAACTCAAAGTCATCAATTTCATCGTCGTCAGCAGGTTCAGCAGGTTCAGCAGGTTCAGCAGGTTCAGCAGGTGTTTCCTCCGCAGGTGTTTCTTCGACCAACTTCTCCGCTTGTTTCTCGGCTTCTTCCTCCGACAAATTGAAATGATTAAGCAAGAACTGCATAGCGTCTTGTCTTTGCAACCCTCTTCTGTTCTTGAACATCCCTTTGATGTCAGCGTAAGTCGGGTTACCACCCGTTCTTTCTATCATTGCGTCGTAATCCTTGTTCAAACCTCTAAGCCTTTCAGCAGAATAGGGGTTTTCAACTCCCGATAGCGCTTCTCTAAAGTCGAATTCAGACGCTTGTGGCTTCCCTGCTTCTTGAGGTGGCATTTCTGTGTTTGCTTGACGCGCTTCTTCATTAGCGTTTACTTCTTCAACTGCCGCTTCTGCTTCGGGTGATACTTCTTCTTCTACATCATCAAGTGATTCAGCCTCTTGCGGATTCTGTAACTTTTGGGACGCCGCTTGAGGGAATGGTGCTTGACCGGGAGCCGCGTTTGGACGCTTTTGAGCAAAGCGCGCATTGGCTTGCTCTTTCGCTCTTTGTTGAAAACCGCGCGTGTCGATTTCACTTTGTTCTTGTTCGTCGCCTTCAACCAAATCTTTCAATCTGTTGTAGCGCTCCAATTCACCCGGAGATAATTCGTCCGGTTTTCGACCTGCTAACAAACGTTGCATTGCGAATGTGTTGTTTGCAATCTTTGTCCCTAATCTGCCGTATTTATTCTTCGCGGAACGCGCTCCGAGCGCCGAGGTAGCAGTAGTAATCGGACGTCGTAGTGCGCTCAACACACCAAATCGCTCTTGTTGTCCTTCGGGTGCTTCGGGTTCAGATACATCGCCGCGTGAATGTGCGCCTCCGGACATGATGTTTCTCAATCCCGCATACGCGGCTGAAAGCGGTTTATTCGCTTGCATGTATTCCGCGCCTGTTGGTTTGGGGTTAAGACCTGCCTCGCGCCCCGCTTGCATTCTTTGCTGAAATTGAGTCGCTTGGTCTTGTTGTAAGGCTTCGCGTATTGCATTTTTCAATAAAATGTCGGGATGCTGTTGCGTTGCTTTTCCTACTGCCTTTGCAAGCGGTTCCCATGTGTCGTCTATTGTATCGAAAACAACGTAGTTGATTTCTTCAAGGTTGTACCCTTTGCTTATCATCCAATCGTATGTTCCAAAAACGCGTCCACTTTTGATAATGTGGCTGTTCCATTCAATTTCATCTTCAATTCTCATGCTGTAACCTCCACACACGACGCTTTGATAATTTCAACCACATCGCGCCCTACTTGAAAAGATTGCGCAAGGTTAGTCCAATCACCATACGCCATTGCTATAGCGCGCACATCGTTCGTTTCAAGTCCGACGTGTTTGGCTAACAAACTCATATCGTCTTTGTTTTGTGGATTAAGATTTACATAATTGACGCGCTTCATAATTTGCGCATCATCCCATGTGTCACGCATTTGTACGCGCTCCATGATGATTGCAATTGCGCTCATAGGGTCATCGAACGACGTCATCAAATCATCACCGTCGTTACGCGTTACTACTGTTCCTTCCGGTCCAAATGGGTCGGTGGCTAAAGGCTGTTGCGTCGTTGGTGCGGCTATCGAAGGGTCGATGGGCGGAGGTTGTTGCATATCCTCCATTGGATTCATGTCACCAACGCTGATGTGATTCGGAATGGTATCGTGCAAATGCTCTTTGCTCGGATTGATGTTCGCATGCATCTGATGATGTTCTTGTGCGATTCCCATACCCTCAAAATCAAGCACTTTACCACCTCTTCCGGTTGCATAACTTCGCCAACTGTTCACAACAGTAGTGTTTGGACTCACGTTACCGAGTACAGGTGTCAAATCAATGTCCAATTCCTGTGCGGTCTTCAATGTCGCCAAAATTCTCTTCGCCGCATCCGTTCTACCCCTGTTCGCACCACCTACGCGCCCTTCAAAGTGACTGCGATGCTTGTGATACAGGTCAGCAATGGTTGGGTCGCGACGCGGACCCTCGATACCAATGTAATTCTGTGCCGCGCTTACCAAATTATTGAGTTTGGTGGAAGCACCTTTCTTACCTCGACCCAAAACCAATTGTCCAACAGGAGCAATTGCCATTTGTTTTGCTCTTCGTTGCGACACACCCTCAGACATCAGCGCGTTTACGATGTTGTTCGGCGGTCTTCCTCGTTGTATTGTTTCAAAGAACTTAGGATATTGCGCCAATGTTGCGATAATGTCTTCCGGTTTAATTTGCCCGTACTGCGCTTGTTGGTTGTACTGCTCTTGAGCGAACTCCGGTACAACGTGGTTATCTCTACTCTCCGGGTCTTTGTCGTTTGAATGATAACGATGAAGCAAACTACGCAATTTGATGCTCCCATCACCCATTCTTACGGGAGCGCGCGCCACAACCTGTGGTTCGATGACGTTTTGACGAGCGCCTAAGTCACTTTCTATACCCAATGACTGTAGAATCTTTCTAAATTCCTTCTCAAAGTGAAATGCCCCGGATTCTAAGAAGCGCCCAAGCGTAGGATGCGCTACTGAATTGTAATACAGGTTGATGAGGCGTCCTTTTGAGTCGCGCGTCTTGCGATTTGACGTCGGAATTCTTCTTGATTCGTGTTGTCCGTAGTGATTTGACTTGTATTCAGCGTTAAGTTGCCCGTCTTCACCAAACGGAATGGGTACTGTATGAAAATCGTCGCCGTTTTGACGTTTAATCCTGTTAAAATCCATTGCCGCTTGATTCATTATCTTTTTCGCCTCATTTAGCGCTATGTTACCGGGATAACGCGCTTTATCTTTCGCCATATGTTCAGCAAGATAGCGCGTAGCGGCCTCCATCGGCCAAAAACGCATGTTATCGGGTATCTCAGCATGCGGTTTACCGGTTGCATGGTCGATATGAAAGTGCGACATCTTGTCGCCGTGTGTTGTGTGCGCTAATTCATCGGGGAAGGATTGCGGTGTTTTGACACCATCAGCACCGCGCTTGTAAACACCCTTACCTTTGATGATGTCATCGCTCATGCTATACCACCTCTACCGGCATATAGCCCATAAGCATGCGTACCCCACATGGTAGGGTCATCATCGGGGTCGGTTTCAGTCGCGCCTGTTGGTGCTGACGTCATGCGAGGATGCGCGTTTGGTGTCGGTCCGTCGTCTACACCATCGGCTGATGCGTCACCTTTCTTCGTTAAGTTGCGTAACAACTTCTCAAGTTTCTGAATAAGACGACGATACTCTTGTTTATCGCGTATTGTCATACCTTTTGCGAGCAATGGCGCGAATAACGACGAACCTCCTGTTGCTAAGTCGGATGCTTTACTACTCACCTTACCCAAAGGAGTGTCCGGTTCTTTTGGTCCGGTTATGCGCTTGACGCCTTGAATTGCTTTTCGATGTTTAGCCGTTCCTCTCGGAGCGTGTGCTATGCGCGAATCAGCAGTAACGGTTGGTGTGGAAGGTGTCACAGGCTGTGTCGGCATCATCGTTTCTCTTTGCGCGATTTGAGCCTCTTGTTCTCGCTCTCTTGGGTCTTCGTATGCAACTTTAGCAGGTCCGCTACGCATTGAAGCCAACGTTAGGTAGCGCGGAATGGTGCGAGTTTGACGACTGTATTGCATTGAAGGTTGTGTGGCTCTTTGACCTGCCATGAACCCTGTGTACGCGGCAGGGTTGCGCCCCGTATCTGTTTTCAACGGCTTACCTTTGCCTTTCGCTTCTCGCTTTTGCTTCATGCGCTCAAGCGTTTTTGTCTTCTTCGTCTTACGTTTACTACCTTTCTCACCACGCTTTCTCGCTTTGACGCGTTCTAACGTTTCAGTAGCGCTTGTTTTGCCTGTGTCGAACTTCGGCTCGTCTTTTTTTTTACGAATCATGTCAAAAGCCAAATCTATTGGCTCACCCGTCATGATTCCCATACCCAAACCGTTACCGCGCGGATTCGCACCATCAATAGCGTCGGCTTGACCGACTTGACCCGCGAGTTCACCCGCCTCTTCGGTAGGTCGCTCTTCATCATCGGTGTTTTGTTGAGGTATTTTGATTTTTAAATGCTGAATACCCTGCATTAAGCGAGCGCGCTTTTCTTGTTCTTCGCGCTTTTTCGCATCATGCTTTGCGCGTTCCTCCGAATCCTCGCGCCCAACCGAAGAATCTTCCTCGATTTCTTCCGCACTTTGGCGCGGATTGAACCGAAGGTTGCCTGTGCTTCCCGAACCATCCCCCATCGGCATTAGACATCACCATTGCATAACGATTCAAAAGACCTTTGGAGAATACTCGGTATATTGAAGTAAAATTCTGAAACATCCTTGTTTTGCTTAAACGCTGTTGCGTATGAACTGAAAATGAGGTGCGCGGCTTCAATTTGTTGCGACAAAATGAATTTCGTTTCGATAAATTTCTCTCCATCATCGACCATGAGTATCTTGAATTGCGCTTCAATGTCGCGCATAATACCTCTATGCGTATGATACTCCGCGTAAATTGACGGAGCCATGTTGCTTACAGCATGATGCCAACGGTCAATAACGTGATGAATCATCTTGAAGAAGCGCGGATACTCTTCTGTCTTCAAAGGTCGCGATAACAACAGCAAATGTGCGTCCTCAATGTCTGTGCATTGAATAAACGGTACAAAAACGGTAACCTCATTCAATATCAGCACCATCCATCAATTTACCGCGTATTTCTTTCCATACTTCGGGGGATTGCTTTGCTAATTCAACCTTGAGGATATTGATGGTTTGCGCGTTAATGTTTTCTGTCACGTTACCTGCCGCGCGGTCTTGTAACTTAACCATCATATTGACAGTATCACGCACCTCTTTGTGGAGCGATACGATGTTGCGCACATATTGAGGGTCGTTACGGTCAGCATCATCGAGAAAATGAGCCAATTCACCGTTTATTCGGGCGAGATTTGAACGTATTGACTCCATTTCTCGACCCGCTTCAATAGCAATGATGTCAGCCGCGCCTTTCTGAACAACAGGTTTGAGGTGGTGTTTGAAGTGATGATACACGCTTGATTCCGGCATATCAACGTCTTGTGCGATTTCTTCGCTTGTCATTGAGCCGTTGTAGTACGCATGCTCAAGCAAATCTCGCTTAACGGATGTGCATAGGTCGCAACGGCTGTTGGAAGCCATATGAAACTCGCCCATATGGTTACGGAAGTGCCTATCGGCTGTTCCTTCGCGCCATCCTTTGTCTTCATCCAATTGCTTTGCAATGACGATACCATCCCGCATCAATTCTTCTAAATCATCGCGGTCTACGTCTTGACAAAATTTGCACGAAGCGCGCGTCACCCTATCCGACACATGCATGTGCAATACGAAACACTTGAAAATCATTGCGATATGGGTGTTGTATGCGCCGATTGCGAAAAACACCGCGTATTGCGGGTGTTCCTATCACTCAAAAATCGGCCATCAGTCTTGGAAAAGGTGTAAGGGATTCCTTACTTAACCGTAAAGTGAATTCTGCCGAGCGAGATAGGCGCTTGAAGGTCTGTCATGGATGTGAACACTTCGACGCACCCCGTTGTACGCTGTGCGGATGTTTTATGAATTTCAAAACAACATTGTTATCGAGCGAATGTCCGATAGGTAAATGGTCAATTACCGCCTTGAGCGAACCTTCGGTAGACGATACCGGTAAAACTGAACAACCCGAACAACACAACGAGTAGATACGACAGGTTCGTTGAACTCAAACTGTTGCTGTTGAACGCTATGATGATGAAACATCCGAGTGTTAGGCTGATAAGTTGAACCATAATCATATCCACAATGACAGATTTGCGCATATTGCTAAAATCGCTCATCGCGCTGATGAGTCCACCTGTCCAATCACCGCTTTGCATATCATCGCCCTCCTGTTGCTAATCCACGCACCAACGAACCAAGACCGCCACCAACACTTTGCATCATACCGGGGTCAGCCATAGCATCATTCAACATATTTTGCATCATGCTTTGGTTTGCGAGTTGAACCATTTGTTGAAACTGCATGGTTTTTTGCTGAACATTGTTGGATGACGCGTTAAGAATTTGAGTCTGTGCCATTGTGACGCTATCAACAGTCGGCATACCTTGAACTCCGCTAAAATCAAACTTGTACCCGTCACCATCCTCTACCAAACGCGCATTTGTAAGCATAGTATTGACCGAAACAGCGACAAGACTGCTCAAAAGCGAGATGAGCATGGTCATATTCGCGCCGTTGTTATCAGAAAGCCACTTGTCAATCATTGGATTTGATGTAATCATAGCCGAAAGAATCTCCATCTCCGAAGGAGGTGCTTGATATTGGAAACCGTACTGTGGTTGCTGTGCTGTCGAACCTGTAAATTGGTGAACTTGTTGTTGTCCGTTCGGTAAACCGAGATTCAACGCACCATTCTGTTGAGGTTGTTGCTGATTGCTGTTGAAAGGCCACACCATGATACCACCTCACGCGCTCCCATCATTTGATTCTGTCGGTAAAGGCATTGGTTGCGCTTGCGCGACCTGTTGTTGCATCTGATGCATCGCTAAAGCGTCAAATAACACCCTTGTATTACCACCGGTTTGAAATTGACGCATATCGAACACAACGACCACTAAGTCGTTTACGCCTGTAGCGCTGTTCGTCATGTGCGTGATGGGGATGTTGTCTTGTTTAAGCATCTCAAAAAACGGTTGATATTTAGCGAGAGTAGGCGGTGTGTTGTCCTTTTTCTTGATTGTGTTGATAGGTACAGCCACTACCGACACACCCTTCTTGAGTTTCGCCTTAAGCGTTCCACTTTTCGCCTCTTGTTCGGCTTCTTCTTCCTTTTCCCACTTCGTTAGCATGTGATAAAGGTGCAAATGTTCGGGGCAGTATGTTCCGCGCAACTTTCGTCCACTTGTGACGTTTTCGCGCGCAACAAAGGCTTCCGGTTCTCCGGTAACAGGGTTATGGAAGTACAATTCCCACAACGATTTTCCTGTTTCCTCGTCAATGATTTGGTCGTAGATGTTACCGGCTAAACGGATAAGATTCTCGACATCCGCACCATCAATAACACATCGCATTGTGTTGGTGTTGTATCGGTATTTACCACCAAAAAACCAACGTCGAGGTGAAAATATGCTTCGTTTTGTCGGTCTTAGCAAACGATATGCTTGTTTGATGTCTTGACGGCGCGCTTTTGTTGGATTTGGGTGTCTTGAGGGGTAAAAATTGACTTGAGGCACTTCGATAACGCCCGATTGCTGTTGCATCGCGGCCTGTACCTGCGCTTGCTGTTGCAATTGCGCCAATGGCATGTTCGTTTGTGCGGCGAGCCTCAATAATTCTTCATTTGACTTCTGACTTAGCATTTTTATCACCAATTTAGCATTTCAAGTAGCGTCTTTTCAACATTCCATCCTATGTTTGTAGCCATCATGGATACGCGGCAAGGAATACCCGCTTTCTGTAACCTACGCATTGCAGGTCTATGCACATCGAAGACTTTGTGTTCGCGTAAACGATTCGACTGCCAAAGTATGTTTGCGTTATCATCCCACCATTCGTCGGCTTTGTTCGCAATAATCCACACTTGTTTCGGCGCGTATCGTTTTCCTTTCAATCTCGTCTTGATTCTTCGATAATTCCATCGCTTTTCGATAAGTGCATCAACAAGAAACTCCAAACCTCCCACGACATCAATGACTTGACTCCCGTTACCGCGTAGTGCGCGGGTATCGGTCATAAACACTACAATTTCAACCTGCCTATCGACCATATCGTCAATCCACAAGTTCCAAAAGCGCTGTTGTCCGCCAATATCCGCCGAATGCACGACTCTCTTCTCACCTTTCCAACGAATACGCTTACGCGTGGCCTTCGGAAGCACATGTCCGCCTCCAAGTAAGCGCCTCGCATGCATCGTGCGCTCTTCTACGGCTTCCATCTCGCCCGGTGTGCGCATAAATTGGTCAAGCGTGGTTTTTCCAACCAATGTTGGTCCATAGACGCCTATTCGACGTGGTTTGATGAAATTATACAATTCGCGCCCATAAACAACAGCGCCCATAAGCGCACTACCGGCGAATGTCGCAACCATCTCAAGAAACCCAACCAATGACTTTGTTCTTCGCCCATTCAACGGTATTCTCCCACAAACTGAAATCTGTACCGTATTCAAACCAAGATACACCCAATCCTGTCATCGCCGCGAGCAAAATTGCGAACACCAACCCTTTACCGCGCTCATAATAGGTATCGAGCGTGTTTTGTGTGTGTAATGCGCGTAATGTTGCTTCTGTAGCGTCGTCAGATGGCGTTTTGAACAACCAACCCATCGTTTTCACTCCTTTTTCGTCTTCTTGTAAGTGCCATCGGCGTTTCTTTCACGGTTTGTACCCAATTTCATCGGTTTTTTGCTGTTCGCACCGTGTTTTGGCGCGTTCACAGCCTCTTCCGCCGCTTCTTGCATCTCTTGTTGCAATTGTAGGTACTGAACTACTTCGGGGTCTTCTTCAAGTTGCTGTAATTGAGAAGCGAAGAGCATTTCTTGCTTTTTCATCTCAATCTCCATCTGTTTTTGCGCGAATCCCATCTGTTGCTTTTGCATTTGGCGCGTCATGCTCTTTTGCATGTTCGCAAGGCTTGCTTTTTGGTCCATTGAGTCTTGTGCGAGCATCTTCCAAAGGAAGTACGCCATACCTTGAAGCGTAAACGCGCCCATTGTGTACGTCAAAGCGTTTGTGCGGACACTATCGGGGTCTACAAGCCACAATTCGGCGTCAAAAACTGCGATAGAGCATCCAACTAAGATGGATACGAAAGAAATCAGTCCAAGTATTCTCAATTCGTCTGTATTGTGCGGGTTATTTGCAGGTTGCATGGGGCTTCCCTCGACCATGTGGTGTTCGCTACATCAAATAAAGGTAATTGATTCACCCTTTTTTCGGTTTTTCGGTTTTCTTACTGTAAATGTAATAGTATTTCTTTTTCATGAATGAAACCGAAAACACCGAAAATCATTGCTGATTTTCTTGATTGGGCGGTACAGCGAATCGCTCAGAACCCGGTTGAGGTCTTGTGCCGAATATATCAACCACTTGACGCGGTAATTGCTCTTGACCCGGTTGAGGTTGCGGTAATCCCTGCGGTTGTTCTTCCTGTAACCCTAATGCTCGCGCGCTCGCTTGTCTGTACGCATCTCTCTCCTGTTGAGGTGATAATGTAGGTGATAACTTTGGTCCGATAAAGGTGGAAGTCTGTGGTAATCGCGCTTGCACTCCCGATGGTTGAGATGTTTTGGGTTCAAGCGCGCGCAATTGGCTTTCTAATTTATGTAAACCGATAGCACTTGTGTTCCAATGAGGATGCAACGTCTGAACCAAATCAAGATAATCAATCATTTCTGCTCTTTCATCTGCATACAACTTGTTTTTGAACATCTCATTTAGTTCAGTAGGGTCATCGACGCCTAAATCGTCCATAAGGTCGTGGATTTTTTGCTCGTAAAACAAGTTCGGGTAGTGGTACGCATCGTAAATATCGTTTGCTCGTTCAACAATGCGCACAGCGTCTTTGTGTGATAAGCCACCGTTGCGCTTCAGATTCAGTTGGTCAGCGCGCTCCATTGTCGTGTTAATGAAATTCTTCAACTTTTCATACGAATTCTCAACATCTGTTAAGTCGTATGTCAAATCAGTCATGCGCTTATCGACATATTCATTCAAAGCA